GTCCGAAGCTCTTGAATATCCAAAGTAATATACTGAGACGAAAAGACGTTCGGCAACATGGCCGAAAGAACCTCCACTTTCGTGATGTTCTTTATGGGTTCCGTCAGATACAGAGTATATGAGTTTGAATTTGGGAACAAATTTGCGTTTCGGTTATTGGAATCGGCATATACTATGTATTCCATAGCTAGTAGAGGTAAACAAAATGTTTACCGTCGGGCTCCACAGGAGCCCTCCTTCGCAGAACTTAATTACGAGCGCGTTAGCGCTCGTGTCGGATCTCAGTTGTTACACAACTGGTCTCAGTACAAACACCTGTTGGGCTTGGAACATGTGAACCTGATTGTCAGATAGGTCGCCTCTGAAAGACTTGGCAAATTGCCATCATCTTTCAGAATAGTCACGGTCAAGTGTTGAATCTGACGAATAGGCTCAATGTACTCAACCTCCGTGTTCCAAAAGGAACTGGTCGTAAATACGCTCCGAGCATTCACCTGGTCAGTCGGGTAAGCGACAAGGGCCGTTCGAAGTTGAGCGACGTTTGAAGTGGTCGAGGTTGGGTTCGGACCTATATTTGACGTGTTCCCTGCGACGCTAATGACCGTCTGAACATCAGACTTGTCATTGAACTTTGATACGAGCTCATCTACATACACGTACAAAACTGCAGTTGTTGCTGAATTTGAAGCGATACTGGCGGACAGGAGTTCCGCCTTGACGACATTTCGTAATGGGATATTTACGTATCCAACAAACGAATTGTTTGAAGGAGCCCCACGAGAGTCCACCTTGAAGGTGTACGTTTCGTACTGCTCACACGAGGTACTCATATTATTTTATACTTAGCTTATTTTTCCAACAGAGAACCGCCCACACCATCGGCAATGGCATAGTCGCGCTGCTGATCCTTGACGTAATTGCCCGAGTCGCACAGACCACCTGGGGTCAGGCCCTGGGTGTAGTAGGCTGCATTCTCTGACGGGCCTGGCACACAGTCCAGACCAACCTTGAGGTCAAAGATGCTCTTGGGGTCAGACCTGGCGTTAGGACCGGCGGTCGTCACCAGAGGGGAGGGCTCGTAGTACGAGTTTGCACGGCTCCGGCCCTGGACCAGCATCACGAGAATTGCCAACAGGAGGCCGATGATGATCGCATGGACCAACATCTTTCCAAACTTGAATGCCATTTACGAATAGTCTATATTTTTTTCGGGCGCGTTAAAGCCAACAATCACTTTTCTTCAAAAGTCTTAGACCATGGAGTTTTCTTTTGATACTGGAAATAGGGAGATGAAAATGGACGATGACGAGGCGAGGATGTTGGACGAGATTTCTATCGTGCCCCCTGAGAAGAAGGTGGCCATAAAGCCCAAGGCGTCTCGGCCAAGCCCATTTGCAAAGCGTACACCTGGACCTTCCGCACCTCCTCCACAGATGGATGACGGTCTGGATATGTTTATGAATCCCGGGAAGCGTACAGCACCCCCGCCTCCACCTCCAGAGGAGTTTGACGGCGGGGAGGAGGGTGACGAGTACGAGGAAGGGGAACAGGGGGGTGAGTTTCAGCCTGGAGGTGGTGGGGCTCAGGTGCCTTCAGAGGGATACAAGACGATCGAGGACGAGAAGGCGGACCTCCTGAACAAGATTAGTCGTTTGTCAAAGAAGGGTATTGCGACCAGCGCCCGTCTGACTATTTACTCGGACGTCGAGGAGATTCGGACTGAGTACAAGCGTATGATGTATGGTATCGAGGTCGACCGGTCCATCAAGTTCCAGCGCCGTATGCTCGTTGCCTGTGTGACGGGCCTCGAGTTCCTGAACGACAAGTTCGACCCCTTTGACCTGGAACTGAACGGCTGGTCCCAGAATATGATGGAGAATGTCGAGGACTATGATGGCGTCTTTGAGGAGCTCTATAACAAGTACAAGACCAAGGTCCAGGTGGCTCCTGAGGTGAAGCTGATTATGATGGTCGGAGGGTCTGCAATGATGTTCCACTTGACCAACAGTATGTTCAAGGCGGCCGTGCCTAACGTGTCTCAGGTGATGAAGCAAAACCCTGGGCTCATGCAGAACATGGTGGATGCTGTGCAGCGGAGTCAGCAGGGCCAGGGCTCCACTCCGATGCAAGCATCGTCGTTCCCCAGCCCTCCCTCGGGTCCTCGTGAGATGCGTGGACCAGGTATGGACTTTGGGTCGCTCATGAATATGATGGGCCCCCCTCCGGCCATGATGACTCGACCACCACGAGCCCAAGAGACGGACTCCGTGTCTGACATCGTGTCTGTCGATGAAGGCGACCCAGATACCCGTGAGGTTCAGGTCGGCGGCTCGAAGAAGCGTGGACCCAAGAAGGGCAAGAAGGAAGTGAGTTTGTAAGCGACCCAGCGAAGCCTCCTGAAACTTTCAGGGAGGCCATGGCTCCGCAGTTGTTTTTTTCTAAACCTAAAATAGGTAAATGGTAATATCATATGCACCATTCGAAGATGCTTGGTCACCCAGGCCAAAAGCGTATGTACCGCTTCAGCTTCCAAAGGGATCTCCTGTATCTTCGGATAACACAGAGTGTAATTATATAGTTATGGCTTTAGTTGGTGGAATTATTTTAATGGGAATTATGGACTCTTTGAGAAAGTGAACGAGTCCCGTAGGGACTCTTTTCTAAAAGAGGACTCTCGGGGGAAACAACTCCTGCGGAGTTGGCTACTTATCCACACTCGACTTGTACACAGGCGCGTAGTCCTGAGCACCCAGACACGGACACGGCTTGGTCGTCGCAACATCAATAATGTCCTTTTCAATGGCATTATTGATCTTGACTTGCTTATCATACGCCTGGCGGGTGATGGCTCCTGGAGTGATCATCATTTGATTTTAGTGGAGAAAAAAGGCCAAGTCACAGGAGACACTTCCCCTTTCCAAAGACTTCTGTGCGTGGAGGCTCTGGGACCCCAGTTTCTTCAGACTTGGTCTCGAAACCCGCCGCTCGATACACGTTTGCCCGTTTACGTGCCATGGCATGAAACACGGACCAGTGGTCGACGATATCGTAAATCAAGGGATCGTTCTGTTTACCCGGGGTCTCACGCATGATTCGACCTATTGCTTGTACGATATCAGATTTGGGACTTGCGAGGATGACCGTATCCAAAACAGGAATATCAAGACCTTCCTGTGCCATGGAAAAAGTACCTATGACGACCCTCTTTTTGGAAGACTCTGCAAGATCAGCTTCACCGAGACCGCCATAATACAAGCCTGAGAGTTCAGGACCGAATTCCTGATGAAAATAGTGACAATGGGCCCGGCGATCAGACAAGATCAGAACCCGTCTGGTCCCTTTGAGCGCCTCTCGAACCAAAGAACATATGACTTTGTTCCGTTCAGGTATTTCCGTAACTATATTGATCATCTCGGCCATGTTAATCTTTCCGAACCGAGTCACGGGTGGAGACTCTTTGAACATTTCACTTTTAAATTGAACACACTCGACTCGTGTGGTCTTCTGACCTGTCCTTTGGACCCTGAAGAACTCGGGACCCAGAAACCAATACAAGATACGAGTCAGACCGTCCTTTCTGTCAGGAGTTGCTGTGAGTCCTAAAGTGTACTTGGGACAAAACCGGAACATAGCCTGTGAAAAAGCAGCAGCACCTATATGGTGCGCCTCGTCTACAATAAGAAGACCAAACTGATCAAAAGTTTTTGAAGGTATCATATCTTCTCCACGACTACACAGGGTCTGAATCATAGCAATAACAAAGTCCTTGTCCGTATCGAGAGTCCCCTGTTGAATACGGCCGATGGTAGCACCGGGACAAAACTCGTTGATACGATCACGCCACTGGTTCGCCAGGAACTCTTTGTGAACCACAATGAGCGTTCGAACTTTTAGGTGTGCCGCCAGAGCCAGGGAGACGGTCGTCTTCCCGAACCCCGCGTCGAGCGAAAGGACCCCACCTCCACACTCTTCAAAGGCTTTGACTCCAGCTGCAAAAGCTTCTGGCTGTCGCGTCGCGTCTCGAAGGCGTCCCACGAAAGTAAGGTGAGGAGCCCGAACGTAATCAGCGCGTACGTCTTTTGTGGGGGGACCGAACTTGGAGAGGGCATAGTAGCGGGGAACCAAGACAATCTGCGCAGCAGATTGGATCCCCCCGTCTTGCTTGACCACCCGAAAGACTTTGAAGGACGGGGCGGGAATCCCCACAGACTCATTCGTCAATGGTCTTACAGTGAGCTCTTGCTTTATGGCGGTCGAATTTTCAGGTGAAATTGTGTAGCCGTTCCGACACAACATCCGTCTTGATACTACTTAAGACCCAATATTCTAAGCCGTCCCAAGTCTTTCTTTCCAAAGTGACTTCTATTTCGTCCCCTTTTTGAAGTTCCTGGACCGTCTTGAGACCCTCCACGCGACACATGACCCTTCCGTACCTCCAGGGAACTTTGACTCGGACGAGAGAGTGCCCCCCAGTTGCTTCGCAACTGATTTCAAGGTACTTCCTTCCGTCCCAATCATAGTACGGAGTCACCACGGTTGCTTTCATTTCCTCTCAAGGCAATATATTTTTTATAAGGTAATAAAAGGAATGTCGTGTAGCACAACTTGGACTAACACGAATGGAGGGTGTTGTCAGGGTTATACTCAAGTAAACAACCCTTTAAACTGGAGTGGCACAGCTGGTCAAGGCTACTTTAACTCTCTATACATATGTCAACCTCCATCATACACGACAAATAACATAACGCCCGTGAACTGGCCAGGGGCCAACCTCGTCGGTTCTGGGTGTAACGGTGGTGGAGGGTGTCCCGGGGGGTTTGTCGGCGTGAGTCACACAGTCAGTGATGGTTGTGGAACGTACGGTTGTAACTGCTTTTGGGGTCTTTGCTCTCAGTGTCAGGCAAATCAGACCCAGTGTGGAGTTGATCCAAACTCTACAGGGGCTGCCGCAAAAATGTGCCCCACCGTTGCTGGACTCACACCACAATCTTATGTATATTCTCAGGGAATGGGGACTTCATATGGGTCTGCAGCTACGGCGGTCAAGATAAAGTGCACATATACGGGAACTCCTACGGATCCGTTCGCCCAAGATGCGATAAACGCCTTTGCAAACGCCCCAGATCTCGATGCGTTACAACAAAATTTTTGCAATGCACAATCTTTTGTGACTATATCCGACCCTCAAAGCTCGTGTCATGGGTATTACAATGGAAAGAACAACTTGAACGCTCAAGAAATAGTACGAATTCTCAAAGAAAAACCAACAAGCTGGCCCGATGATCAATCTATGAGAGAAGCCGTTTTGAACATAGCTCTTGGTGTTGATTCGAGTGGGCAACCGAGTGCTGATGCTCAATCAGCAATCAATATGATTCAAACGTATTGTCTTCAAACAAACCCGCAATGGCCGGCGAACGATAACATGAGATCGTTTATCAACAGCTTGTGGTCAGATACTGGAACAAATCCTAAAACCAACATACATCTTCAATCAATGGCTGGAACGCTTGTAAACACGTATTGTGGAACTGCCGGTCAGACTGACCCCGCCTGTGGATGTTACAACGCTGTGCAATTGCAATTTGATGGATGTAAAACTCAAGGGAACGTCCCAGGGTGCGCGGAGTTTGCTCATCTCAACTCGGCTTTTAGTCAGGCTCCTACCGAATTTGCAAGTATAATTGCGCATCTTGAACAGCCCCAGTTTATGAAACCTCAGTGCGTTTCTAGTAACTGTGCAACTGCAAACCAAAACCCCGCGGGACCCATACTTCGTACCGCCGCCATGTCGAGTTTTACGTGTCAAGATAACGAGTCCGTATGTCTCGAAAGTCTCAAGGTTGGTGGAAGTGTTGCTCCGGGTGCCACAATAAATCAGCAGTGCTCGTCGGTTTTCAATGTTGCACAGGGTACTGTTATTCAAGCGACCAACAATAACGGTCAGCTG